GTGTGTTTTTTCTACCTTTATTTATATCAGACAATAGCTGTCTTGTTTTTCAGAAACGGGTCTGCCTATTCCTTTTTTTGATATTTTTCTTCTTGTTTCATCTGAAACCACATAATTTTTTCTGGACTCCCTATAAACCTTCAGATGACACTCCGTACAAACATTACAAACTACTAAACCCTTTGACTTATATTTTTTGTATATAAGTTGTCTTCAGTTTCACAATATTTGCATTTTTTCATTCTGATATCTTTTGCAAAGTCTTTATTAGTCTCTGGTTTTATCGTAAGAATTTTTTAACCTCTTACATAATATGTTTAATCTTTCTTTAGGTTCAACATATTTTTTAAGTTTACTATAATAATCCGGAACTTCTGCTAAGTGTTGTAAAGCAATCTTTTTAGCTTCTTCTTTATCATCAGTATGTTCCATTTCAACCTCTATTCCCATAGCTAATTCTTCTGGGTCAACGTCTTCTTCTTTTGCCGGTTCTGCAACCTCTTGTAAAGATTCAGTCATTTTTTTATAAATACTCATAACAATCGCAAAATCACGGTCTTCTGTAGGTTCTTTTCCATAGGATTTTTTGAACGCCTTTTTAGCTTTCTCCCATTCCTTTTCATCTACTCCTCTAATTTCAACTAATGAGTTTAATCTAATAGAATAATCTATAGATTCCTTTTTGGTCTCTTTATCTTTTAAGAAATTATATATAATAAAAGCCAGAATTCCTGCTTGTATAGGGTTCCTCATGATAGAACGTACGAACTTCCAAACGAAATCAGGTATTTTAAGCTCTGTAAAAAAGTCTTGATTATTCATTTTAATATATAGATTAGATAATATATATTTAAATATATTTATTCTAAACTCTTATAATAATTATATGCCAGTGGTGTTGCTTTTAACCAAATTGCTCTTCTAGTAGCACCACTTTGTTGCTCCACTAAGAAATCATCTTTAAACTTACTTGCCCACCTTACACAATGCCAAGCCTCTATAGGAGTCATTGTGAACTCTTTTTGAATTTCAAACGTTGTTCTGTAAATATCACAAAACAATACTAACTGCTCAAAATTAACTTTATCCTTCCAACCCATCTTATACACCACAAAATATATATTTAAAACTATATATTATATCACAATAGTATGTGTTTATAAAGTTTTCGGTTTTAAAGAAAGAAAAAAATAAAATTTAACTGTAAGGTATTATTGAACATCTACAGTTAATTAGGTTCACTTCTTTATTGGCAATCTTCTTTAATAAATCATCAATATTGAAAACTCGATTATTCATTCCTCGGTGTTCTTCTCTAACCTTGGAATCACCTCTAGTAATCCATTTAACCGTGTCGAATCCTGAACGCTTAAACTTTTGAAGTCTTAAAATCTTACTAGCTGTATTAAGTTCAGTTCTTAAAATTCTGTCAAACTTCCAACTAACACCATCTTCATAATCAAAGTTTTTACGAATAGCCTTTTTAATGTCTGCACTTGACTGTCCTACACTTATTCCTGTAGTTATTTGTGTTTTGATATCAGCCAACATTTTATCTTTAGTAGTCTTAATTTGTGTTTTAATGTTATCACTCATAAGCTTCTTTTTACGTTGAATCATATCCTTTGTTAAATTATCTACAGTTACGTTGTCTTGAGACCCGTCAGTTACAGTAACTCCCAACTTATTCATTGCGTTGGTTACTGCTTTATTTATGTTAACATTGAAAGTTTTAAACAAATCATCTAGCTTAGTAAGAATGTTTATGTTTAAAAATTTTTCTTTTAAATCAGAGTGTTCATCAATTAGTTTAGAAATATTCTTAAGCTGTCTATCCAACTCTGTTTTAATTTCTTTCTCTAACTCTTTAGCTATTTTGTCCTCGTCTGATTCTTCGTCTTCAAACTCGTCAAAACTCTTCTTAATTTTGTCAACATATTTATTAAAAGTTAAATTGTAAGTATCCTTTTCCGTAATCTTTGGGTCGAATGTTTCAAGTATAGATAATCCATCGAATAACATTATTTGGTCTTTTGCATCAACCAATCGTATATCGTGTCCACCTATGTTTTGATATCTAATTTCTTCCCAACCTGAGATTTTAAGTTCTGGGTTTTTTGACTTAAGTTTGGTTTTAAAGGTTGCGAATGACATTGACTGGGAGGTAGCAACTTCGGAGAATGAACAACAATTATTCCTCTCTAAATTAACTACCTCCATGTCAGGCTCCTCTGCCTTTTTACCCTGTTTAGGGTTGTTGTTAGTATCGTTCTCGTCTACCTTCCCACTTTGTTTAGCAATGTCATCGAAAATTTCTGCGTCCAAAATTCCCATTTTCATTAAGTAAGCTCTTGCTTCTTTAGGTTCAATAATACTAGAGTTAATTAAATCCTGCACTTTTCTAATGTAGTAACTGTCATCAATAATTTTAGGCTCATCAAACACGTATGTAGCATCTTCAGCTAAGAAAGTGTACGTTTTTTTAAGTTCTCTCAATATACTACTATCTAAAAATCTAATAAGTCCATTCTGTGCTGTTTTAACTCTCTGTAATAGTGAAGGCATGGAAATTTCTGCTCCCTGTGTTGTTGCACTATCACTCCAAGGTGTTAAATGATTAGGTAGTAAACTTGAAATAAGCATTCGTCTTAAGATATCAAATACTCCTTCCATTAAATCGTAATTCCCACTAGTATTAATATCCTGCTGTAATAGTTTTAAAGGGATATTAAGTAAGGTGTAACTTTTTTTTGCACTGTCTAACTGGTCTCCGATTCCGTCCAAAGTATCCTGGTCTATGTTAATTCCGGACTCACTGTCAGCAACTGTTATAATCTTTTGGTCCACTTGTTTTGTTCTACTAATTGTGTCCCAGGAACTCATAATTTCTCCTAGTATGTTATGAGCATCTAAAGCACTTAATAAAGGACTACGACCATATAAGTTATCTCTACTCCAACCACTCTTATAGTGTCTAATTTTCCAACCTGGTAGAGGGAATCCCCAAACCTTCTTAAACACGTATTGATAGTTTTTAATATAAGTTACTGTATAAAATGTAGGTGTTTGCCATTCTCCCATATACTCAAATCTTTTAATTCCAATAGGTAGTTGAAAGATGAAAGCTGTTTTACCATGCACATCGTTTGGGTTAACAAAAATACGGGAAGCGTCGTTAATACTGAACACATTATCTAATACTGTACTGTCTCCAGGACCGTCAGTTTCAACATAGTATCGTTCAAGGTAAGCGTTCCCTGTCATGGTTTTTGTTAAGTATATATTTTTGAACTCGTCTAATATACCTTCTCTCATTGAATGCCATTTCTCTAGGAACTCTACAGTTTTTTTATCTTCACTGCTAATTTTTATTTCTTTGTTAGGTATAACAAAGTCTGATAGTTGATTTAAACCGCTATTAACTATAGGGTTTATTTCATACATTTCCATACCTTTATTTATTTCGTAATGAGGAGTTCTCTCTTCATTCTTATCAGTGTTCCCTCTTCCAAAAGAAACTGCTCCCAGGTCAGAGAGTCTCATGTTTCCTTTAGTTTCCGAACGAACCTTCCCATCGAAATCTAAATCAGTAGCCAAAAATTCTTTTAATTTTCTCATCGTTTAATTCTCCGAAATTGTAATAAGTAATCTTTATAATCTTCTGCAAGCATGTATAAACAAATTGCGGATAACAAGTTTAACCAGGTAAGTTCAAAACTTAGTAATCTTAGAACAAAAAGATATACTAACCCGTCTAGTAATATATCCTTTGCTTTTTTAAAATAGTTTTTAGCTAATGGAATATAAAGGTTTTTAATTAGTAAGTACCCTCTTTTTTGCCTAATCTCTGCAGGGTCTATGAACTTAATCTTCTTCTGTAATTTCATATTCAGCTAGCCTCGATTTAGCATCATCCAACTGAGCTTGATAACTCTCCAAACGCTTTCGTTCGGTTTCTTCAAGTTTTTCCAGTTCAATTTTTTTAACCAGTTCAAAGTTTTCCAAGAATTGTTTAATAAAGTCCTTCTCCTCTTCAATTCTTTTCTCCTCTTCCTCTTTCATTTCTTTCCAGTAATCGTCGAAGTTCTCTAAGGCTTCCTGCTTTACTTTTTTTTGGAAGTTTAATTTTACCTCTTTCTCTCCCAATAGTTTCTGAAGGTCCATCATAGATATCTCTTTTTCAAGTAGTCTAACTCGATTTTCCAGAAAGTCCTTTTTCTTTAGGTATTCTTCTTCGTCCATTTCTGCTTCGAAATAAGATTTCCACAGATATAACTCTTTATCTTTTTTCAAAGATTTCTCGTCTTTAATTATATTTAACATAATACTAGTCAATATATTACTAATAGTATTTAAATATATTTTATCTAATATAGTTTACATCACAACAATCTTTATATACTACCTGTATTTAATAATTAATAACATGAATTTTCACAAAGAAACTTTAGAATGGATGCAGCAAATTAAAAATTTGTGTGTTGAGGCAAAAGAAAAAGCAAAGAACTCAGAACAGTTCTTAAACAGAGTTCAACTTAAGATAAAGAACGAGAACGAAAGAATTATTGCTCTGCAAAAGGAATTGTCTACTGTATGTTCCCAAATTTCAGAGAAGCAAAACAATAAGGAAACCACCACACCTTTGAAGGAAAAGGAGTACAACCTCTTAAAACAAATTGAACAAAAGAAATACCCTGGAGAGGTTAAGGTTACAGACAAAGAAATGTTTTTAAAAATATATTACTCATAACAATATTATAATTTGGAAGGTAACCCTTCCCTTTCATAATATATGCTTAGAGTAAAAATATAATCACTTAACCTATTAACATAAGCAAAAACCACGGGTCTAAGACTTTGAACTCTTAACAACTTAGTTAAAACTCTTTCAAGTTTTCTAATCCGAACACGCAATTCGTTTGTCTGGACCCCTTTTATAGTTTTGAACCTTTGAAAGCTATCTAACTTAATATTATGTTCGTCTATCAACTGTTCTAACTTATCTACGAAGCCTTGAGATATAACTCTTGGCAAGTTAGTTGTCTTTCCACTACTCACCTCAGCTCCTAACATATATAGAGCGTCATAGATTCTATTTAATTGCTTAAGGGTATGTTCTGTACTCTCATAAAAGATAAGCGATTCTAGCGAAGCTATGCTCTCATCTATTAGACCGTTAATCTCAATAATTAAATCATCCTTACGAAATCTTTGACCACTAAAACTTGAAGTAGTTCCTTGGTCTCCTGTTCTTGTGTAAATGTTCATTTTAGAGAAACCTTTCTAAAGATAATAAAGTCTTCACCGTTGTTCCAAGATAAATATTTATCGTCATCAATAATTGTTACTCCACTCTCTTGAAGATTTGCAATAATTTCTCCACGGTACCATATTTGCACATGGTGAATAGTTTCATCAGGTTCATTCCAATCATTACACCAACCAGAGTTTCCCATTTTCACTTCACAAAGAGTATTAATATTTATTAATTCAAATCCTTTCTTAAACCACTTCTCTCTGAATTTCTGAACATCACTAGTACTATATCTTTCTTTATTAATTACTTTTTTCATTTATATTCCTCTTGATTTTATTATCTCTGACGAAAGTTTGTGCCCTTTAATTTTCTTGTAGAAGTAATATAAAGGGTAGCCGTTGAGACCATGAGGTATTTCCTAATTCATGGTCCCGCACTGGCCTTGTACATACACGGCAAACGTATGTCTTCCATATGTAAGTATAAATGGAGCTCCCGACCCGACTTGAACAGGCAACCTTCGGTTTACAAAACCGATGCTCTACCATTGAGCCACGAAAGCATTAAATACGACGGGTGAGATTCGAACTCACAAATCCAGGTTGGAAGCCTAGCAGTTTACCATTGAGCTTACCATCGTATGAAAAATAAAATTTATATAATTATCTAAAGACAACTATATAAATGTTTTGGTTTACTCCTCTGATTCTTTAGCTAGAACTTTACGTCCTAAGTTAATAAGAATACTAAGTACTGTAGCAACAACAACAGACCACTCACCGTAGTCAAAGGCTAGAGCAGAGTCACTAACTATAGTAATTGCTGCACCTGCACCTGCAATTAAAGCACCCTTTCCTACTTTTTTAAGATTTTCTTTATTAATTTTTAATTTCATTTTTATAATTCCTCCAAATTAATCTTTTCAAACTCCACTTTACTATAAGTCCCTTTATTTTGAAAAATACTCAAACATTCCCTGCACACAAAAATATATCTTTTTCCATTTATGTTTTTGTTTGTTCTAACAACTCTCTTATTTTTGCACTTCGGACACCACCTAATATATCTATTACTATATTTGGTTTTGGTGTTCACGTCTTCCAATATGGTATGTAAATAATTTTTAACATCTATTTTAAATAAAACTACTTATATTTAAATGTTTTGTTTTGTTTATAAAATTTCATTCGGTCCTTTAGTGGACTGTCGTGAAATTCTTCCACCTTCTCTTGTGCTTCTTTAGTTGTTATTTCAGGTTCCTCTGTATGTCCTCCTACGAACACGTTATGCTGTCTTCCTGCCACTTTCCAAGTAATAGGTAGTAAGGCTAAGCCATCAGCTACGGTACTATCACAGTGACCTATCTCTTTGTCTTCCTCTGCTTTGTACTTACGGTCCCACCCTGCGAATTGTTTTAATTGTAATTCATCATCTTGGTATCTTACCTGTGCTCGTTTAATCATCATAATCTGATTAGTGTGTAAATACTCGTTAATGCTAATACTTTGTTTGTTTACTGTTTTCACTCTGATACTTCCTCTAAACACCTCTACAATCTGAGGGAACTTTTTCTTTAAGTTCTGTGCCATCTGGTAAGCAAGTCCATTTCCGTCTATTCTGAACTTGGTAAAAGGAATAGTAATAAGTAGTCTTTCAAGGAAATGTTCTCTTTCTGTTAAGTCACTTTTCTTTTCTTGTTCTAAGTATATCTGGTCAAACGTGTTGGTTTCTTCATTGTATTTAAATATTGTTATTGCAAAGAAGTGCCCTCCTTCTCCTGCAGGGTCTGCTCCTCCGAAGTATATTCCTGGTGGGAACTCTTGGTCTATATCCCAATTAGTTCCTTCAAAACAAGCGTCTTGCACTTCTGCAATATTGTATAGTTGTGCATCGTCTGGAGTAACTACTGCCATGTACTCCTCTAAGAAAGTATATATATCTTCATTCAGAATACTTCTTAAGGAGTTTTCTCCCTCTTTTAAATGCCAAGGTACTATTGAAACCAACTTACTCCAATTTTCAAAAGGCTTGTCTATGTTGAAAAGTTTAGGATCGAATACAGGCCATGAGAGTAGTCTAAAGTTTGTAACTAATCCGTCTTTAATCTTTTTTATTAGTCCTTCTCTCCAATAATAGTATTTAGTAAACCCTTTAAGTGTTGTTCCTATGGTTATCTGGTGGTGAATATTTCCATCATCTACTGAGCCATCTGTGTTAATAACCGCTCCCCTCTTAGAATCTCTCAAAGCAGTATAGATGGGTTTAAAAAATCTCATGAAGTTGGACTCGTCAATAAGTCCTCTAGTTGTACGAACTCCTCGTATAACTTCTGCACTGTCAGGACTAAGTCCAGCGTACCCTTGCCATCTAACCTTTCTATCAGGGAAGTGAATATATAATGCTCCAAACTTTGCTATTTTAGGGTCGAAAGGCCAATAGTCTATAGTGAATCTTTCATCCCCACATTTACAGTTTCTTTTTAAGCTATTACAATTAGGACACACCTTCAACTGTATAGGAGTCATTTGTTTAATTATTTTCTCTGCTTCGTCAATAAGCTCCTTTACCTTCTGCTCATTAATCCTACTAAGAGGTACAATCTCGTCTCTGTATTTATAGTTTCCCGTTGCTAGTCTTATAATACTAGAAATAGTAAAAGAAGTGTTCCGGCTCTTATCTACCAAGTCGTACTTAGCTTTAGCTCCCATTACTGCTATGTCGTTAGAATGAAAGTGTCTTTGGTGAGAAGTAAGTTTTATAGGTTCCCAACGACCATCTCCTAACTGTACTTTGAAAACTGCTTCAATCATCTTGAAGTATCTTTCAACTCCTTCTGGGTATTCCCTGTCAGGATACCAGCTTGGATATTTACTAACCATTTTTATACAACCCTCTTATTTTGTGTTTCATACAGAGAGTCATTTTTAAAATAAAGAATTGATTGTGTTTTAAAGTTTTGTAGGGTAGTAGAATGTAGTTAACTATTATAGACATCTTATAAGCTCTCTTAATATTTATTAAATCTACAATTACCTTATTTAAATATATTTATTATTGTGTATTAATATTATCTATTTCTTTAATTAGTTGTTTGATACTTACTGGAGTATAATCCCACAGTTCACAATTAACATTGATTAGTAAGCGACCATTCTTTTGTCTAGTTACTCTTTTAGCGTGTGGTAAGTGGATGTGTCCATGAATTACTCTTGAGTGAGAAGAGTCCTCAGGATTATGCACTACTTCAAACCCTTTGCCAACAATGTTTATATAACAGGCTTGTAAGAACTCTTGTCGGTCATGATTACCATGCACCAGTATTTTATTACCGTTAAGTCTTTTGAATAATTTATTCTGTGTGGTTACTCCTCCAAAACAAAAATCTCCCACTATAAAGACCGTATCGTTCTCCTTAACCTTCTTATTCCATCGAGAGATTATCTCCTCCTCCATATGAGCAACATCTTTGAACGGTCGTTGTCCAAACGATATCACTCTCTTGTGTCGGAAGTGAGTGTCGGAGATAAAGAATATCATTCTATAACCTTCCCTTCTTTAGTGACTGTCAAGTCCATGTATATGTTATTGTGCTTGTCGTTGTTTACACAGAAGTATGTTCTTAACAAGTAATGGAGTTTTTCAAAGGCTTTCAACTCATCAATAATTTCGTTTCCTGAGTCTCCTATTTCTATTACCATTACACTCTCTAAAGAATCTTCATCATCTGGAGGACGTGTTACCACGTAACCGTTACCAACTCTCTCAATATTTATGTTATAACTCATTTTATTCATCCTCCTTGTTCATATTTAATTAACTCACTTAAACTTTTTATCCTTTCTCCTTTCCATTCTTTATTCCAAGGTCTATCTAAACAAACGGGTATTCCTTGTTTATAGTTTTCAAGATTTCCTGTGTAGTCATCAACTAAAACATCACCTCTAATAAGGTCTTTGTTTTGAGTGAACATTAAATTATCATAAGGAACCTTCCATTTTTCTAACCAAGCAATAGTATACTTTTCAAGACCTACTGGTTGTTTAGTGACTATGTTTATTTCATGCTCTTTTTTAAGTTCATGTAATTGGTTTAACTGTTTTAAATAAGGTGATGCATCCTCATAAATTTCTTTAGGATATTTAAAATAAAACTTATTATAATCTTTTTCTATCAAAGGTAAATATTTTTTATAAGCGTATTCTATTATATCATCATGTACTACTTTACAATTTTCATCATAATATTTTTTATACACATCTATACTTGATGTCATAAAATCCCTAATTACTCCATCAATATCTATTAATTATCATTCTTACCCCCCCTTACTCTGTTTTTTTATGTGTTTCTCCCAACCATCATCTTCAATATGCCATAATTCTCCGTCAAACATTAAACCATTGTTAATCATCATTTGACCAAAGCGTTGGTCAGGAGTTTTCATCCACAACTCTTTTAAAGCGTTACAAATCCTTTCTATTCGTTTTTCATCTCTCATTGTATTTCACCATTTTTAATAATATTTTTATATATTTTACAACCAGCAGATACTATTGCTTTCTTAACTATATCGTTAACTACTATTTCTCCCTCTGCTTCTCGTAACACATCAACTAGCATATCATTACCAAACTTTCCAGTATTTTCTATTACTCTATCATGTTGAAACTTGTCTAACACATGTTGTGCTCTCATTGGGGTTACCCATTCCTCTGCTATTTCTCTTGCTTCTTCCAACACTTTTAATTTGGTTGGGTCTACTTCACGAGGAGTTTTTGTTTCCATAAATTCATTACGTTTGTGTTTTGTTATAACCCTATTTCCTCTATTATCAACATATTCTTCTAAAGGTTTTATAACAACTCCTTCTCTTATTTTATCAGTTCCACATCCTCGTCTCATCGCAACGATTGAAGGAGCATCTCTTTCTTCATTTAAAGATTCTAAGTCAGTGGATGTTTTCTTATAAGGAACAAACTCTAAACCTAATTTATTAGCAACATCTTCTGCGTTTGGTACATTTAACCAAGCACTTCCTATATTTACTTCAAATACTATAAATTGTGGTTCTTTACCATAAGTATTGCTCATTCTTTGTTCCTTTCCACCATAAGCTTCTCCGTAAACAATAACATCAATATTATTAAATTCTTCTATAAACTTTTTTATTAGTTCTTGTTCATTAAAAATATTTATAAATGTTGTATGTGTCATACCTCCACCAAAATAAGAAAGTTTATTGTCTTTCCAAGTAAGTCGAGCACTTGTTCCATGTACTTTCTCCATTGCATAACATTCTTTAAAATTCTTAGGTCTTTATATAAATTATCTATGTGCATATATCCCATTTTATTATCTCTCCTTTGTTTATTTTAGTTTTCCGTACTTCTTATTAAGCACTGTTGTTCCAACGGTTCTTAAAGTGTAAAACACCGTGTTAGAGACTATCCCTGCTTTCTGGTAATAATTATAAATATCTAGTACTCCGTCAATGAAGGTTTGATATTCAGTGTTTATCTTGTGATTATGGTATATTCTATCAATATACTCAAAGGGTTTCTTATCCTCTGCTTTAGCCCAAGCAATGTGCTCCTCTTTTTTAATCTCTTCTTCAAGGGTCATTTTCTAATCCTTTATTTTTGGTAAATGCTTTTTATCCGCTCGTAACAATCCATTCGAGAGTATTTAATGGGTTCTCCTAGAGGGTGTTTTTGAGTGTATATCACGTCTCCTTGACCGTTAAAGTATGCTTTCTTCGGACTGCTACCGAAAGAGTGTACTGGTCTATTATAAGCGAACTCGTGGTTTTCTAATAGTCGTTGTAGTATTGGCACGTTGTTGTCTTTGAGCTTGTTTAAAGCGTATAATAATGTCTCGTTCATTCTAAATCACCTATTCTTATTCTTTTAACAACTACTTCTTTGGTTATTTCTCGCCATCGAGCCCCGCAACGCTCACAATTATAAAAAGGGTCTATATCGTCACCACAAGTATAATTTATTGATTTACCGACGTATCCTAGGCTATTTTTATTACAATATGGACATTTCATTCTTCATCCCTTGTTTTTTTAAAACATTCCCACTCGGAAGCGTATTTCGTTCTAAAACTTATTAGTTCTTGGAAATACTCATACTGTGCTTCGTCAATGACTATATCTCCTTCTTTCAACCATGCTTGTTCCATTTTATAACCTTCCATTATGAATAATCTTCTATTATGTTTTTTAATTCTTCTTTAGCAATTTTTGATAACTGGTAATGTGAATATCTATTTAACCAATCATCAAGAGCTTCAATATCTGTTTTAAATTTGTGTGTCATTCTTCATCTACTCCAACAGTTCCAAGTAGATTCATTACTTTTTTCAACAAAAACCTCAGATAATGAGCCATCTTGAAAAGTACCAAAACCCAGCTCATAGATTCCTTTATCTGTTTTAATTAAAAGACTAACATTATCCGAAATATCTATTATTTTATGTCCTATTAAATCTTTTAATTCCATTTCATCACATAGGTTCATTCTTCATCACCTTCACGTTCTAAAACATCTAAAGGAATCATGGCAATAGTTCCTCTACTATCTTTAAAAAACATATAAGGTTCTCCCTCGATTGTTCTCATCATCACACACCGTCCATAATACTTATGGTATTCGTTTAGATTCATTTTCATTCCACCAAATCACTATTGTAAAGGACCAAAATGCAACATCTCATAAAGAAAAACATTCTCACGATCATATAATATCTCTAACTCTTCAAGCTGTAGTTTTAAAGCTTCAACTTTTCCTCGTTGTATATCAATCTGTTCTTGAGTGTAATCATATGTCATTGTAACTCCTTATAGTAGTTTACTAATCTACCTATATAAATGTTATGAATTTTAACTTCGCTTCTCACAGAATGTCTTATAATCAGCTATAAACATTTCGTTTAATTTTAATATATTACTATTATCTTCTTCACTAATCACTATTGCTAATCCACACTTAGGACAGTTGTAGTCTTTGAATGCGTTACACTCAGCTCCACAATCTTGACAAGTTGTTATAAATCTACTCACTTGAATCACCCAGGATAACTCTTTTGAAATCAATATTACTTTCTGTAACTCCCAAGTCTACCTCAAAAGGAACATCAATGTATAGTCTTCCAGCTTGTATTTTAACTTCATACTCTCCTAAACAGGTTTCTACTCCTTTAATTGTAGTAATTAAAGTTATTGTTTTTCCAGCGTGTTCCTGAACAACCTTCATAGGTATAAATAATCCGTTTGGTTGCATTCCCGCTACTAATAATATTATTTGTGTCATTTTCTTATAAATTCTCCCAATAAGCTCTTCCGTTATGTAGTCCTCTACGACTACCTCCTCTAGGTTTAATACACTCTTTACAAATGCGAAATAAACCTTCCTCTCGTATAAAAGGTTTTTTGCAACGAATACATATACAATTTCCTTTTATTACCATGTTTCCACCTGATTGTTTATTTTTTAAAAATATACTTACCAATATCTCCTCTGCTACTTCCAGAACTTCTGTTCCCATGTATATTGTATATATTATCTAGTATATAAATATTATTGTATTATAAACTATAGTTTGCAATATATAGTTTAATCCTCAACCTTCCCATATATCTCGTCTTCAGGAATGAAATCTGTATTAACATTAACATTTAAATTCTTATTCTCTGTTTGTATTTTTTGAGGAGTTAATATTCGCTCCTTCTCATTCTTCAATTTCTCCCTAGTTTCTATCGCTTTTAAGAGCATTTCTCTGAACTCTTTACTGTAGTACCCTGGAGCCCCTTTGGTTTGAATCTCCTTGAATCTATTGAGTTCTAAGTCTACAATACCATCTCTGATAAGTTCGTCGTGTATATCAATAAGATTAATCTTCGATAACATAGTATAATTTTTTATTCTAGCTATAGTATCTTGCAAAGGAGCTCTACACTCTTTAGACCCTTCTTTGTAATACCCACACATTGCACGCTCTGTCTTGGTGATTTCTTTATCTCCAACACTTATCGTATACTTCTTTTCTCGTAAAGGACACTTATCACAACCTCCTCTACGATATTCCTCTATCAGTTTAGAATGATTTCCATGTTTTAAATGAACTTCTGCTATCTTCAACTTTCCCCTTTTAGTCCTAGGTCCCGTCTTTCTAGCTGTTGCTATATTAGGATTCCCGCCTGGTCTACCACTATTCTTATTTCCTGCCATCTAAAGTCCTCGAATTCAAGGGATACAAGCTCTGTATCCAATATATAATTTTGATTATAATAGTTACCAATTTTACTCCTTTAAATACTTTTCGGTTTTACAATCCAAACTTCTCAATCCACCACTGAATCATCTCACCTGCTTTCTCTGGGTGGTACACTATTGCGTGGTGTTCATAACACAACAACATTAAATTTTCAATAGAATTATTGCTTGGGTCTTTGTCTATATGGTGTATTTGTAGTTTTCTAGGCTCTGATTCTCCACATATAGTACATTGCTTATCATATAAAAGAAAAATGAGGTTTTTAACCTCAGTTGGAATCTTTGGTCTCCGGTACATCTTCAATCACAGGTTCTGGGTCCTTAGAAATATACTCAACTGGTTCCTTAACCTTTACAGTCTCCTTAACCTTTACCTGTTCTTTAACTTTTGCAAGTTCTTCAACTACTTCCTTATCAGCTTCCTCAACAGCTTCCTCATCAGGCTCTTCAACGACTTCCTCAACAGCTTCACATTCTTCCTCAGGCCAGTAAGTAATCATAACCACATGCTTGTTCCCATAAAAGTAACTCACATGGTCTATGGAACATCCAAGGTTTTCTAGCTCTTCCAACTTCCCATTAACCATTGTCTCAACAGTATCAAGGTTTTGATTCTCTAACAAAATAATTCTTTCTGCCATAACACTTTTTAATGACTCCATCTATATAAACTTTGTGGTTGTTACCATTTTCTAAAAACCCTAGATATTGTGGAGATTACTATACTAATATAACTTTATACTCTGAAAAAAAAAGTAGACAAGCTAATTCCCTCGATTTAGAGGGTCTCATGTATATGTAATAGCGTTTTCTACTTTTCTAGTCTACTTTTTGAAAAAAGGACATATGTTAAAATGTGTATATATATATAAAAAATATAATTTTTTTATTTTTTTATTAGAAAATTAGAAACCCTCTCCTCACCCCCCTCAAACCCTCGTAAACCTACGAATTGATTCTACTTTTGACGATTAGACAGCAGTAGAAAGTAGACAGATTCTATAGAAATTCTATAGACGTCTATAGACCACAAGGTTTATATACTTGCAAATTGTTCTTTTATTGAGGTAAAAATCATGAGAAATTTAGAAACAACCACCATAGTAATAAGTAAAGGATTAGCAGAATATATCAAAGCAAAAAAGAAATATTCCCAGGAATCTATCAACAAAACCTTAGAAAGATTGTTACTTGTATATCGTGAGGAAGAAAAATTTGCACCCTTAGATGCTTTTGAAAGACTAAAATCTAAGGTTGAACAAATGGAAACGGTTTTGCTAAAAGTGCTAGAACCTAAGAAATAGATTTTTATTAGTTTTTGTGTTCTTTAAAAGTAATTACTCCTTTTTCTTCTGAAAATAATATACCTTCAAATTCTGAGTAAACATTATAAGCCTGTGCCTTCTTGACTCCAAAGGTTGTTTGTAACTTTTCTAGGAATTCCATCTTAGGAAGTATCTTATATACCTTTCCTATGTTGTTTATCTTCTGAGCGTATCTTTCACGTCTATTTTCAACTTTTGCTTCTTCCTTAATGTTACTCTGTACCCAGTTCATGATGCTCTTAAAACTCTTTTCTATGAATTGTAAGCTACGTTCAATATCTACAGGCTCTACTTTACTGCTTTTTCTTATTGCGGCATTGTATAATCCAATAACATTAACCAAGCCGTTAAACCTTCCAAAGAAGGTGTACATTAAGTCTTTGTGTATTTCGTTGTCAAGTTCGTTGTCTACTTCATTAATAAACTCATGCATCTTTTCCTTAATCATCTTATGAATTTGTTTCACTTCAACAATCTCAAACTGTGTGTCTTTAAAGAAAATGTAAAAATCATATAATTTGTTTGCTAGAGACTCCATATCTTTTTTTATATTATCATAGTGGTTGGGGGTTAACATACTGTTGTCAATTACTTTGTCTATCATACTAATACGAGTATCCTTATTAATTTTTCTCATATAGTTAATTGCTCTTTGTTGTAATCCTGTGTTTACTAAGTGTTCCTGCATGTTCTCTATAGGGCGTGTTGCTCCTGTAATACATGCGTTGCATATTGTTGTAGTAGAGTGTCCATTCCATTTAATAAGTGTCTTTGTAATTGAACGTCCTTCCATACTTTGTAAAAGGATTTCTCTCTTGCTTTGTTTACCCTCAGAACTTCCTCCTTTAAACAAAAAACTACACTCCCTAAGAATTAATAAATCGTTGCTACTAAGTATTCCTTTAATAGGTTCTGCTTCTGTGTCTACTTGTCCATTGCTTTTAGAAGGGTAATGGTCTAGTAGTGTTTCCATGGTTTCTGTTCCTGACAGTTCCATGTAGGTTATTAGGTTTTTTGAACCGTAGTTCTTTTCTTTGTGTATTTCATTAATGTTGTCTGATAAGGCCATAAGGTAATCGAAGCCCCTATCCTTGCCGCTTCCGCTATCTTGCACGAGGAAGAAGTGTTGAAATAAATTAACATTATTTCCTAAAACAATGTCATTCCTCTGTTTACTAAGCAAACTAAGCATAACGTAGAAAATACATTCTCCTACAACCTCGTTGTCGAAACTGTAACGGTTATAAATTTGAATGAACTGCTCGTCTAAGTTGTAGAACTTTTTAATTGCTTCTGTTCGCTCTTGTAGTTTGGCTTCGTCAATAGCAATAATCTCTTTTTCCTCAGGTTTATAAATCTTCTTACAACGTGCTCCTACTCTATCCCAAACGGATGCTTCTGATAAATATTTGTTGTGTAACTCATTATCTTCCTCAGGAGCTACATAACCTTGCTTCTTATACAAGGCATCGTACTCTATATTATATATGTCATTTGCTTCTTTTAATAATTCTTCATAAGAACTTAATATAATGTCCTCAGGGAATTCCTTTTCCAATAAGGTAAAAAACATTAAAGATACTCTATTCTTACCTAACACTTCCTTTTTTGACACCATAAAGTTATTTGAGAGTTGCATTATTTATAAACCTTTTGTTTGTGTGAAGAAATAATTTAGATATATATGGTGTATTACACAAATCTTTATATACTTGTACTGTTTAATATATGGTAAAATGATAAAAATTATTCCTTATTTAGAAAAATTAGAAATAACATCTTCAACGTTGGAAAAGCAAAACATTCTTCAAGAACTGTTGCAAGTTGAGGGAGCTAGAGAAGTGTTGGAGTTAGTATATAATAGTGAGACTTACAACTTGTCTACCCGTAGCTTTGAAAATATGTTTGGTAGTATAGGGGAACTTTCAGACCCTGGACTTCTTGTGGCTGGTAAAGTTAATGGACAGTTTGAGTGTTCTTGGAAACATCTTGTAACTAGAATCATTCCCTCGGTTAAGCAAGAGAGTGGAAATCTTTTGTTACAGAACACCAAACGGGCCTTAGAGCTTCTTAAACCTCTCCACGCAAAGTGGGTTACTAGAGTACTAAATAAAGATTTACGTGTAGGGGTGCAAGTTACACTCGTTAATAAAGTGCTTTCTAAAATGGAACTCCCTATAATATATGTTCATGATGTACAACTGGCAGAGAAGATAGACGATATTACCTCATGGGACACCTTTCCTATAGGAGTTGGTACTAAGTATGATGGAATGCGTTGTGAAGTTGAGAAAAAAGGAGAATTTGTTAAGCTAACTTCTAGACAGGGAGAAAACATTGCTTCATACCTTCCAGAGATTGTTGAACATTTCAAAACATTCGATGGAGATTTTATTATTGACGGAGAAGTAATGGCTAAGGATTTTAATACCTTACAAAAAAGAATAGGTAGAAAAGCAGAAAACATAACTACTATCGAAGGGTTATATTTTAGGGTGTTCGATATTCTTGAATATGCAGGAAACGATTATACTACTGCTACACAACTGGAAAGAACAGAGAGTTTAAGACTATTGTTTCCTGAAACTGAAATGTTCAAACATGAAGTATTTTGGATAGTAACTAATAAAGAACAGTTACTAAAAATATGGAATGAACACATGGACAACAAAGAAGAAGGAATAATGATTAAACTACTAGACAAACCTTACAACAGAGGAAGTAGGAAGAACTGGTTTAAAGTTAAAAAATATGTTGAAAACACCTTCGAGGTTACTGGTTGGGATTATGGGAGTGGGAGATTCTCTAAAACTGTGGGAAAGATTCATGTTAAAGACATCTCTGGAACTGTTACCAGTTCAGTAGGAACGGGGTTAACTGATGACATGAGAAACTACTTATTACAACTTGCGGGGAGTGAGGAGCTCATTGGAAGACTTGTAGAAGTAGGTTACAATGAGGTGTCCAAAGATGCGAGAGGAAACAAGAGTTTAAGACACCCTCGTTTCTTGAAGTTTAGAGACGACATTTCCCAAGCTGATAACCTGGGGAGTCCTGAGGGTAACGGTTTAATGAAATGGCTATAGGTATGTATTGTATACATTGTATACATTAACATATATAATACATCACAATAGTATTTATATAATAGCTTCCCGATATATAATGTATAGGTGATACTTATGAATGAAAAACAAATATTAAATGATTTAGTTGTTATACAAGGAGCTGAATATGATGAAGCTGTTGAATATATTGAGGCTAGAAAATGGTAAGAGTTAATTTAGTACATCCTAGAAAACTAACAGACGAGCATTTATACGCTGAAAATGTTGAGCTTAAAATGTTAGAAACTTTCATTAATGAACACCCTAAAGGTTTTATTCCTGATGAATACTGCTTAGGTAAAGGACATATGAGTTTTTTTCGTAATAAAATAGGATACATAAAATATAGACAACACCTTATATCCAGAGAAATGTGCTCACGTAAAGGGACCCCTTATGTTAGAACACACAAATTATATCCTATTGAGTGGGAACCTGATGATAAAGATATTTCAGTAAACAAAGCAAGAATAATTAATAGACTTGTTAACCCTTTAAAGAAAAAGAACCCTTGGCATTACAAAGGAAAGGAAATTATAGATATTGATAGGTTTGTTTGGAAAAACTACCATACGATTTTATACGGGTTGGTGAGAGGATAAAGAATGAACGATTTAAAATGTAGTGTATCCTTAAACTCTATTGAGGAATGTACCTCATGTCACTGCTTATTTGTTAGAGGAGTTGATTCCCAACGAATATGTTTAAGGTGTGTTAGAGAACATAAGAAATTAAAAGCTAAGGAATCAGAAGATAAAAGAATAGAGCAAATTAATGAGGAGTTTTTCAATGACCCAGAAAACTGTTGATATTATATACTACAGTATATAAATGTTTATATATTAGTAGTGTTTAATAATAGTAGAAATGAGAAACATTTCATTAGGTGATACAAAATGAGAACAAGAGAAGAAAAAGAACAATTAGTAAGAGAGTTTAACAACACCTCTCGATTAGAACGAAAACACGTTGAAATATATGAGATTCATAAGTCAGGAGAACTATTTCCAAAGAATCCTTATTATGGTATTAATTGGGGTGCTTGTGGTACAGTTGATGAAGTTGAGACAAGTGCTTTTATATCATTCTTGAACTTTACTTTGGAGTATGTTCGTTCATTAAATAAGGATTGGATTGATGGTGGAGAATAATGAAAACTGAAGGTCATATCGAAGTAATACTTGATAAAGAAGGTAAACTTATAGGTGAATGAAATGATAAAGGTGTTAGAATGAGAAAACATTATAAACTAGAAGGAATATTTCATATTTTTAAAATTATTTATTATGGTATAAAATATAAATATCCTCTTTGTTGTATCTACGAATTTATAAATGAATATGAAAGGGAACACATAAACGAAACATCTTCAAGCATAGAAAAATTACGATTTTATTATGCCTATTGTCATGATGGTTATAAACCATGTAGAAAATGTTTTAAAAGAATTTTATTAACTGCAAAAGGTGATGAATAAACAATGAACGAGTTAACTTTAAAAGAACAAAAGATACTATGGGCAGTGTTAAATAAATAAAGAGGGATGAAGAATGAATGAACTTAATAAAGACCAAATTTTAGAAATACAATTAGAAGCAATAAATGAATATATAGAGAAACTGGCACTATATGAAAATAAGGGTTTAGAACTCTGTCTTGCATATCAAAGATTAGTTAATGATTTAAGACAAAGAGCAGGAAAAAAAGCTTTAAAATATCAAAACTTAAAATGGAGGGAATAAAGAATGAAAGTAATTAACACATATACAAAAGCAAGATTATTAAATGGTTGTTTTGATAAAGATTTTTTTAACTAAAAAACAATGGTATGATAAGGAGTTGAATGAAGGATGAAAGAAGATATAAAAAATTTAATTAAAGAATCAATGGATTCTCTTGAAGATTTAAAATTATTAACAATAGTTGACCCAATAATAAGCGAAGTATTGAAAATAGAAAAAGAGTTTGGAAGTTTTGGTGATGCACCTGCAAACGAAATAACTGAAAGATTACTCAAAATTGTCAAAGAATCAAAATTTATTAAATTAGAATATAAAAAAAGAGAAGGTGACTTAAAATGAACGAGACAGTATTATTAATCACAGGAATAATATTCTTCGGAATGTGGATCCTAACAAACCAGAGGAAAAAATGAAAACTTCACACAAAATGATAATCATGGTTGATGCAGACCTTAAAATGCCAAAAGGAAAATTAGCAGGACAAGTTGCTCATGCGGCGGTTTCCTGTGTTATTAAGGAAATCTTAAAGGGTCGAATCATACGAGTTGCTCAGTGGTTACAAACAGGTCAAAAAAAAGTAGTAGTCAAACCTAAAACTACTTTTGATATAGATATAATTGAAATAGGTTCTAAGACAAAGGAATCAAATCCTAGTATAGTAACAATCAAGGACCTTGGAAAAACAGTATTCATCGGACCAACAGTTACTTGCTGTGCTGTAGGATTATTAAAAAATGATGATATTAGCTTGGACTCATTCAAGTTATTATAGGTGCTATAAAAATGGAAAAAACATGCCCGCAATGTGGAAAACATGCATCAACAGTTTCCCAGGTAAAGAAACAGTTTGGAATGCGTTGGATTAATGGACAAGAAAAACCTCAGTCATACTGTAAAGAGTGTATGAAAGAATATCGTAAGGAAAATAAAGTAACAACTAATCCTAAAGCACATGAAGTACAGCTACCATTCGATTTTGATGTTGAGGAAGATGAAGTTCCTGATACTGAAAAGCTACATTCTGTAAAGGATTTTCATGGTCACTTTAAAATTGTACCTGATGAAGAAAGTCAAGAAGATGTAACTGATTTGCTCCATATCTCTTTACAAGAAATGGAAAAAATAATTGCTGACGCAAAACGTTTAAGACTTGCAGGAACAATAATGCTTGGAATTAAAAAAATTTAATTCCCTTTTCTTTTATATACTACATCACAATAATGTTTATAAAGTTTAAAGTTTTAATAATAGTACAGGTGGTACATAATGAACAACATTGAACAAACAAAAGAAGCAGTGGAATACGACCGAGATAAAATTTATTTATCTCGAACGGGTCCTATAATTCAAGTATTTATACCTAGGTTTCCTGAGGAAAAAATTAGGTTCAACTTGAAAAATAAAAAATTAGAACGAGTGCCAAAAAAAGGAACACAAGAGTATAAAGAGGTAAAACATTTATATCACATATTTACATACTTTAGTCTTAGAGATATTGTCTCAGAGGAGGAAAAGTTTTTAAACTTAATAAATCTTACTAAGAAACTAAATCCATTATGTAATTCTGTATCAACTTTTTTAACTAGAATGAATGATGCCTTAATTTATGAAAATTATATTAATGAAGGAATTCCATATGATGAGCCAAGATGTTACTATACCAGAGATAAGTGTTATAATAAACTAGAATATGGATTAGAGAAATACAATAAAGACTTTATTAAATTTATGAAAAAATATCAAATTAAATTTAATTACGACATTGAGGATTGGTATTTTAATGAAGAAAATGAAGTAGTTAATATTGTAAACTTATTAGATAGTCTTGAGATTGATGAGGTTGAAGTTGTTAAAACTTTTAGAGACATTAGGAACTCCTCACACACTTTTAAAGAGTTGGTAAAAAATTATAAGTATGAAAGAAAGTCTTTAATTAACTATATAGTTAACTATGCTATGAAGTTTGAAGGATTATCCTTTAATGTGACTTGTACTTATTTGAGAGACTATTATCAGATGATTTCTGCAATTGGTCGAAACGTAAAAAAGTATCCTAAATTCCTGGCTAGTGTTCATGGAATAATTCAAGCTAATTATAATGCTTTCCAACAAGAATATGACGAACTTAGGTTTACTGAATCTTCCAAGCCTGAACTTGAATGGGTAGGAAAAAATTTTTGTGTAGTAATTCCTAAAGAGTCTAAAGATATTCTAAAAGAAGGAACCTACTTAAATCACTGTGTTAGCAGTTATGTCAAATCAGTAATTAGTGGACATACTTATATAATGTTCCTTCGTTCAAAAGAGAATCCTGATATTCCTTTAGTTACTCTTGAATTTAAAAACGGAAAAATAGTCCAAGCAAAAGGTGCGTGTAACCGTGCTATGAAAGAAGAGGAAAAGGAAGCCTTGAAAAAATACACAGAAGTAAAAAAGCTAGAACTAGCGGTGGTCTTATAAAATGAATTGTCAAAATTGTGGTCTTACGATGAAAACTCGTATTGGAAAGTATGTTACAGTAAATCAGTGTCCTAACTCTAGACACCGTGAGGTATTGGAGTTTGATGAAATGTTTTTAAACCAAAAAGTTTAAATAGTATTTACATTTATTTTTAATAGTTTCCGAACTATTTTGGAGGTACAAAAATGAAAGATATAAAATCTATGAGTAAAGAACAGTACATCGCCTGGCGTGCAGAGAAAGTTGACATGGATGTAGAAACAGTTGCAAAAATGTGGGAAGAGTTTGAATCAGAAGCTAAAGAGATTGGACTTACTGATACTGATACTTTTGTTAAGAAAAGATTCAGTCAAGCATTTATTAAAAAAGATAAAGGATTTGGTAAATCACCAACTGTAGAAGTTGAGGTTATTCTTATTGGAATGAAAGAATCAGATTATGGTGCAGCAAACCAAATCAAAGAGGTTCTTAAAATTATTACTAACGAAGACGGAACTTTAAAAGAAAAATCTGTATTGGAAGCTGCTAGAAACCAAGGATATATTAATGAAAACATCGAACCTTTATTCCACTATGAGAACTCAAAAAACAGAAAAAATGGAACTGTCATTGACTTAAAGAAAGAAACTCAATGTGAGTTTACAGTTGTAGGTAAGCGTTTGGATAAACCAGATGAGTTTACAAAAGGAACACTGAGTATAGCAAAACATAAATTAAGTGGTATGCCTGAATTTGGAACTGTTTACAAAACAGAATTAACAGTAAGTAGTAAAAGTGATAAAGATAAAATTATTCTCTTTGGAGATGACCGAACAGTTTTCAAAAATGGAACAATTTTAAAACAAGAGCAAATGGACAGTTTGATTTCTAACTTCTTTGGAAACATTATGTTTAGTATGTCCGATCTTAAAGATGTAGCTGTAAACTACCCTGACCCTAATGTGGAGAAGTATGATAAATATGTAATAGTTAAGGCGTGTGTAGCTGATGTGAATTTAACAAGAGAGGGGATTGGAAACAAACTACTACTAACTGATGGTTTTGATGAAGATGCTTTCTGTGATACTTGGGTTCCAGAAAATTTTAATATTAATTTCAACACTAATGCTCAGGATATCTGGGTGTATGGGGTAATAGGGTTTGATGAAAGAAACAGTATGCCTGTAATTAATGTTTATGGATTATATGTTCCAGAAGTTTACAGACTAAAAGAACAACCAAAACCAATTTCTCCAGAGACTGTTGAAACTGTTGAGACTCCTTCGGTAGAAGAAAAGAAAGAAGAGGTTACTCCCTCCGTTAAACCCCAAACTGGAGGGTTTACTTTTTAGGTGAAATAAAATGGCAGGATTTAGTTTAGATACTACTCCTCCAAGTTCTCAACCAGCAACCTTATCGGTTGAGACAGAGGAGTTTGACTTAGAGAAAATTAAAAAGTTTTGGCTTGAAGAAAACATAATTCAAGAAAAACTGGTTGCTTTAGTTTATGGACAAGATGGTACCTGTAAGTCTGGGTTAGTCGCTGAATATTTAACAGATGAAGATATTAAAGCGGGAAAGAAAATGTTAATCATTGACTTGGATGGTGGATTCGAAGTATTACTCCCTAAATACCATAAGGAACGTTGTGAAAAAGCAGGAAAAAAACTTAGTGATGTATTCATTGTTAAGAATCCTTTAATTCTAACGAATGGGGGAGAAATCGATTATAAGTCAACATACAATAGAATTAACGAAGCAGTGTTTTTAGCTAAGAATTTACATAAAGAACTAAATTTAAAAGCTATTGTTTTCGATGGACTTACTACGGCTTTAAACTACGCAGAAAACATTATGCGTATTGAAAAAAACCTTACTATTGATGGTGGAGCTAACATTGCCTTTTGGAAAATTAGAAATAAAAGATTTTTAAACCCACTTGAACAAATAAAGTCTTTGCCTATTAGTAGTTTTTTAATAGGACACGAAAACTTTATTTTGAATGAACTTGATGGAGATAAAAATAGTAGTGTAATGGTTAAAACTAGTGCTATGGTTCATCAAAAAGTAAGAATGTCTAGAACAGTAAACAAAGCTACAGGAACAGTTGTGTTCAAAGCTACAGTAGATAAAAGCAAAAACAATGTAAGAGCAGAAGGTAATGAGTATAACGTCATTGTATTAAATAAAAATAATGATGAATATGAATTAAAAACTTCTAATCTATTCAAAGACTTATTATAAATCAAAAGGTTTATATATGAGTACTTTTTATTTTTAACTAATAAAGGTATAAAGATGACAGTTAAAAGAAGTATGAAAACCACGGTAACCGTTACGTTTGAAACGGATACTCACAAAATCAGTTTCAGCGAAGAAAAGTTAGATGACTTGGAAAACGCTCATTCTGACCTGTTGAAAAAACTACACCATGACTTAAAGTTAAAACCAAACTTAGAGTTAGAACGACCTGAGTGGAGAACTAAATCTCAAGAAGAAATTTTTGAGGAAATTACAGGGCAAAAGTTATTAAAGGAATCTGAGGAATAAAAATGGAATCAAAAAATATTGTAGAATTTGTTAAACAAATAAGTTTAGGTGGTCAGGTAGAAAAATTATATTTAGAACCTTGTCCAGAAGGAACACGAGCTAGCATTAAAAATAGTACTCATACTATCTTTTTGGTAGGAATTCTTAGTGGGTTACAAATTAAAGAATCATTATGTATTAAAAACTCCAAAGATTTTATTAGTGCGCTTTCATGGGTTGGTGGAGATATTATTTTAGAAAAGGTAGAAAACAGATTATTTATTTCTAGTACTAAAAATGGAAAAGTACGTAGTCAAGAGATTGGTTTAATTAGTGAAGAATACGCTAAGGAAAATTATCTTGAAAAAATGCCAGCTTTAGAATTTGAAGGTAGCACAGAAGTGGAAAGTGCTGACTTAAAAGATATGGCTTCTGCTTGGTCTAAACTAGGTGAGAGACATATTAATATCACAGTTAAAGATAATAAGTTAACCTTCAAAGCTGCTGGAGATACTGACAATACAAAAATTGAACTTCCTGTGGAATACTACGATTGTGAAGGGTACTTTGGAGCTCCGTTTGTAGACGTAGTTAACGTTTTAAAAACAGAAAAAGTAAACTTATTCATGAGTAAAGAAAAGGCATTATATCCTTTAAAAATTGTTTCTCGGACTGATGAGAGTTTAATTTCATATATTGTGGCACCTAAAGAGATTGAAAAAGAACCTATCGAGGAGCCTAAGGTTGAAACAGAACCTGTATCAGAGGATTTCAAATAGAATTTATATTTCTTTGTATCACCAAAGACGTGTCTCGGAAAGACTTTAAATTTGCCCGGGTTGAGATAGCTGTGGTAGCTGATGTGAACACTCCCTAAAATAACTTAAAAAACCTGACAGGAGGGAAAGACCCCACTTATTTTTATAGAGGTATCATGATGAAAAATTATATATTTACTGAGAAGCATAGACCTAAGACCTACGACGATGTAATAGGCATGCCAGAAAAGTTAAGGCTACAGCTTGATAACTTAACTGAAAAGATGTGCATTTTATTAACAGGCACTCCAGGAACGGGAAAGACAACTACTTCAAAAATCTTAGTTAATAAACACAAAGAAAACGCAATCACACTAAACGCTTCTGATGAACGAGGGATAGATGTTGTCCGTAATCGTATTAAAAACTTCGCAACAAATGCTAGTATTGATGGGGGAGTGAGAATAATTAACCTGGAGGAGTTTGACGAAATGACGGCAAATGCTCAAAATGCTCTTCGTAACTTAATGGAAGAGATTCCTAATGTTGTTTGGATTCTTACGGGAAACTATGAAGCAAACATTGTGGACGCTATTAAAAACAGATGTGACCATTATAGGTTTATTGCTCCAGATAAAAATGAAGTTCATACACTATTAAATAAAATTATTGATTCTGAGAAAATTAAAATAAATAATGTTGAGATAATTGAAAAAATTTTAAATAATCATTATCCTAGTATTAGAGGAATGGTTAAGGAATTACAGAGATTAACTTTCCTAGGGAGAGAAGTTACTTTAAAAGATGTTGAGAGTTCAAAAGAAGATTTACAAAAAATTTATACTAGCTTTTCAAGTAAAAACTTTAGTCAAACAAGACAACTGGCTATTGATAGTGCTATAGACTATCCTACAATTATTATATACTTACATGATAAAATACTAAAAGATGAGAAAGTAAATCCTGCTAATAAATTAGAGGCAATCTTAATTATGGGAGATAGTTTACGTCATATTAAAGGAGTTCCTAGTAAAGAAATAGAATTTGAAACTATGATTTATAATTGTTTTAAGGTGATGTAAAAGAATATATTTAAAAATGAGTAATAATAGATTTTTATCTCCCTGAATTAGATTCTTATTTGGAAGTAAAAGGATATTGAAAAAAAGATGTTTATTTGTTTGTAATGAGGTATAAAAACAAATAGAACCAAAAAATTTAATAATAGATGATAGTAAAAACATTAATAATATAAATTTAAACCAAATCAAAGAGGTAGTAGTATGATAGATATATGGTCAGTTTGGAATATGTTACACGCAAAAAATTCAAACTATCTTTTAAACTTTGAAGATGGTTGGTTATTTCCTTATATTAGTCGACTTAGGGGTCGGGAGAAGCACCTCCGTTATATTAATTCTGTGAATAGAATGGTTTTTGGGTGTCCCCCAAAATTACTGCACTCAATACTATTCTATTCGATTGACCCTGACCCCTGGGTCTCTTCTCCCAAAGCTACCAAGTTTGATGAGAAAAAACTAGAGGTTGTAAAACCTTATATTAAAAGTCTTTTTGATTGGAGTGAGAGGGATTTCAATGAACACAAAAAACTTATTGACAATTTTCTTAAAGATGAAAATTTTTTAAAAAAATTAAATGAACACGTTAGTTTAGAAAAAAAGGAGGCGAAAGAACTTGGACTTGAATTTGTTAAATATAAACCAAAACCAAAACCAAAAGAAAGTAGTATCAGTCTCACTAGCTTCTAAGTGTAAATGTTGTGGAAGACCTTTAAAAGCACACAGCAGTCAAGTTTTAGGTTTTGGACTAACTTGTGCAATTAAAGAAGGTTTAATTAAACCTAAAGTTAAACCTCACAAAGAAGACCATAGTATTGACTTATATACTCTAGTACAATAATCTTTATATACTAGTAGTGTTTAATAAAGTGTATGGTAAAAGAAATTAAACTACGGTGTAATAAAGAAGAATTTCTTGCGTATGAAGAAGTTCGGTTGTCTGGAGTAACAAATATGTTTGCTATTAAAACAGTAGAACGTTTAACTGGTTTGGATCAATTAAAGATTTCAAATATTATGACTTACTACGGATTATATGCAGAAAAATATTTGTAAATAAATAGATTTATATAGTACAACTTTTTAATTTATATTAAATAGTTGATAGGAGCTCACAACCCTTAACCAACTAAAATAAAAAAATTGTGAGGTATTACAAAGTGTTAATAACAAAAAGAATTGGAATAGACATGGGCCACCGGGTGCCTAACCATCAAAGCAAGTGTCGTCATTTTCACGGACACAGATATTCTATTGAAGTGGGAGTTGATGACAAAATTATTTCTACACCAGGAACGCCTGACGAAGGTATGGTGATTGATTTTGGTGACCTAAAACAAATTATGATGGAAGAAATAGATGCTAAATTTGACCATGGATTCTGTATGTGGAAAAATGATATGTATGCACCAGTTTTTCAAGAACTAAAAGATGGTTATAACTTTGAGTTTCAAGATGGGAGAGAGTGGAGAACCGAAGTTACAGATAAACCTTTTCAAAAAATTATCTTTGTTGATTTTATTCCAACTGCAGAAAACTTAGCTAAACATTGGTATGAACTAATTAAACCTAAGTTAGCAGAAAGAAAAATTAAAATTAAACATGTAAAGGTGTGGGAAACTCCAACAAGTACAGCAAAGTATGAGGAAGAATAAAATGGAAAAGCTAAATGTAAGTGAAACTTTTTATTCTCTACAAGGAGAGGGGGAGTATTGTGGATATCCAGCAGTGTTTTTTAGATTACAGAACTGCAATTTATTCTGTGGAATGCCTAAAGGTGATTTAACAAAACCATGTGATGGTTGTAAATGGGTTTGTGATACTATTGCTGTTTGGCAGAAAGGGAACTCAAAAACTTTTGATGAAATATTAGACGAGTGGGACTCTTCCGGAATTACAAAAAATTTAGAAGACGGTGCTCACTTAGTAATTACTGGTGGAGAGCCTTTACTACAGCAAGATGCTATTGTTATTTTTATTATGTACTTTATAGAGTTCAAAGGGTTTGTTCCTTTTATTGAAGTTGAAACAAACGGAACTATTAAACCAAGTGATGAAATGTTCACTCTTGTTGATAGATTTAATGTGTCTGCAAAACTCTCTAATAGTGGTAACCCAAAACCAATGCGTTACAAAGAAGACGCCTTAGAATGGCATACAAATAATAACACCAGCATATTTAAGTTTGTAACTTTAGACGAAGAGGATACTGACGAAATTTTTGAAGATTTTATTAATAAGTTCAGTATCCCTAAAGATAAAATCTGGTTAATGCCAGGAGCTTACGACCGAGAAATGCTTTGGAAGAACGGGCAGACAATTGCTGAACTTTGTAAAAAGTATGGTTTCAAAATGACAAGCAGAATGCACGTTGAGATTTGGGACAAATTGACGGGAGTTTAGAGAAAATGGATTTCATAATAGGAACAAAAACCGACAGCATTAGTTCTGTTCAGGCAGAGAACGGTCAGAATAAAAAATTTATTTCCTGGATAGAGTTTGAACAATATATGGAGGAGTTAGCAACAACTCTAATTAAAAAAACTAACATAGATTACTATAAAAATATCTACGGTTTACCTAGAGGAGGCTTAATTGTAGCAGTTTGGCTAAGTCACAGATTAAATAAACCTCTTATTTTAAGTGAATCTGATATCGAGAAAGATACTCTAATTGTTGATGATATTGCTGATAGTGGAGAAACCATGTTTGCATTATTAACTAGAGTTAAAAAAGTAACAAGACCAACGATAGTGTGTATTGTTCATAAAGAACACACTTCTTTTATTAAACCTGAGTTTGCAGCAATTACTACAAGGTCAGATGATTGGATTGTATTCCCATGGGAGGTAAAATAAAATGAGTTTAGACATAACAAAAGTAGATGGAATTACAGGTTATAAGGTTAATCAGTATTTATTAAAGAAAGGAGTGGAAACTCCTAAGTCTGGTTTAAGATTTAGTAAGAAGGAACAAATTGAAGTGATTAAAAATAATTTCACCCAAATAATGCAGGTTATGGGTTTAGATTTAACAGATGACAGTCTAATTGAAACTCCCAAACGTGTTGCAAAAATGTTTGTCAATGAAATCTTTTGGGGTTTAGACTATCAAAACTTTCCTAAGATTACAGTTGTAGATAACAAAATGAAATATGACGAGATGGTTTTTGAAAAGAACATTAATGTCATGAGTGATTGTGAGCACCATTTTAGAACAATTTTTGGAAAGGCCCACGTAGCTTATATTCCAAATAAAAAAGTTCTAGGACTAAGCAAACTAAATCGTATAGTAGAGTTTTTTTCAAGAAGACCTCAAATTCAAGAACGACTAACTGAACAAATATTTTATACTCTTGAATATTTATTAGGAACTAAAAATATTGCTGTAGTTATTGAAGCAGAGCATATGTGTGTAAAGCAAAGGGGAGTTGAGGATGTTGGAAGTTCTACAGTAACCAGTAAATTAGGAGGCTCTTTCAAGAAACGTCCTGAGCTTCGTGCTGAATTTATGGGGTTAACAAAATGAAACCAGTAAGAACAAATATTCATGGACTAGACGTAATTATGAGACACGATTATATTGGAGAAATGAATAACTTACAGAAATATATAAAATTTTCTGTAGAATTTATTGATAATTTTATTAAAAAAAATAAACATGATATTAAAAGTGTTTTATGTGTAGGTTGTGGAGATGGGTATGAAGTAAAATTATTTAAAGACTTAGGGTATATCTGTGTAGGTATAGATGCTTTTCCTGTCGAGGACTACGGTTTAGTTCATGGAATAGATATATTCAAAGCCAGTTTTAGTAACTTTAGTGACTTGACAGGAAAAAACTCTTGGGATTTAGTTTTTGTTAACCACTCTCATGAACACACTCCTAACGCTTATGGACTAACTCACGAGATATCAAAAGTATTAAAGAAAGGTGGATTAGTATTTGACGACGTTCCTTATGCTAACGACGATTGGGGTTGGAGTATTTCTCATTCAACCACTCATTTTAGTCTATTTACTCCTCCCTTCATGCGAACAATGTTTGAGAGATATGGTTTTGAAACTAAATATATAGACCTACATGAAATGATACCAGTAAGAAACCCTAGATGTAGAGAGATTATTTATATTGGACAGTACACTGGAGAAGTTCCAGAAGAGTACAAAGGTTTTATTGGAACAATGGAGGGATATAACAATGAATAAACACAAATCAATGGAAAAGAGATTAGTTATTATGTTAAGCGGAGGACTAGACTCTAGTGTAGCTTATCATTACGCTTTAAATAAAGGATTTAATAAAGACGAAATTGTTTGTATTTGGTTTGATTTAAACCAGCCATATAATACTAAAGAAAAAGAAAGTTTAGATAAAATTGGAATTCCTTACGAAACAATTAAACTAGATTTGATTCAAGAGAAATTTAACAATATTCCTACCAAAGACCACCCTAATCAAATTATTCCTGGGCGTAATTTAATCATGGCTACAATTGCTGCAAGTTTCGGAGAACGAATTTGGATGATGGCGTTAGACGGAGAGACACACATGAACACGATAGAGCGCGATAAATCAACTAAGTTCTTTCAAGACACTACTAACTTGCTTACATATATCTTCAACGTGAAGCGAGATATAACTGTTCTGGAGAGTCCTTTTATGAACATGAGTAAAACAGACATTGTTAAGTGGGCTATTGACCATGGAGTATCCGAAGAATTTTTAAAGAATACTTCTACCTGCTATGACGAGAGTTTACACAACTGTGGAGAATGTGGAACTTGTTTTAAACGTTGGATTTCATTCAAGAACAATGGAGTGGAGGAAGAGTACACAAAAAATCCGTGGGAATCAGACGATGCTAAAAAACTTATTGCTAACTATAAAGAAGCATTTATAAACAATGACTTCTCACATTATACAAAGAAGAGAATCGAGGAAACTTTTGAAGCTCTTAAAAAACAAGGTGTAATGAATGACAATAATTAAATATGCTTCGGCAGGTTGTGAATCCAGATATTTACAACCTAATTTAAATTTTGGTGCTTTCCTATCTAAGTGTGTCTTAATTAATGCTACTGCGTTAAACAATAAAAGAGATAGTCCTTTACTTAGTAAAATCAACGAAATGAAAAAAAATGGGTTTATTATTCTTGTTGATAGTGGTGGATTTCAATTAGCTACAGGAGCGTGTAAAGATTTAAATGTAGGGGAAATTATAGAAATTCAAAATTTGTATGGAGATATAGGTATGATGTTAGATGTTCCTCCTATCAAGGGAGAACTTAACTGGAAATACTTTAGTGAGTGTTTAGAGGAAACTAGAATAAATTTACACAAAGCTAAAAATTATAAAAAGAATTTTAAATATTACTTCGTGCTTCAAGGTGAAACTTTTGAAACATTAGATACTTGGTATAATGAACTTAACCATATAGATACTTTTGATGGGGTTTCGTTAAAAGGGTTAACTTTAGAAAAAATGTTGCTTGCAGCAATGTACGCTATTGATAAAACAGATTATAAAAATTTTCACTTCTTAGGAGTAAGTTCAACTAATAGACAGATTTTAATTGATTATTTGTTTAAAGGAATGGACGACAGCTATTTTGTGACTTATGATTCAACGACTCCTGTGATGTTAGGTAAGAGTAAAATGATGAAGTTTCCTTTCTCAGACGTGACATTATCTTTTTCAAAAGTAAAAAATTTCGATGATTTTAAAGATGTTCTTCAAGTTGAAAATGATTTTAACTCAATTATCTCCCTTAATGTATTAAATATTAATTTACAGCAATTGTTTATTAAAAATATGGTTCATGACCGAAAGTTATTAGAGGATGCATTTTCAAAATATAAACTAAAACCTTACTTTGATATAATAGATTATTTTTTAGCTAATGGAAGAGATATGAAGAAAACTATAATAAAGTATAGTTCCTATTTTGAAGATAAGATTCCTTCTGGAAACACTGGAGTCAAACAAGCATCACTGTTAGGGGAGTTTTAAATGGAACCTCTAGAAAGAATAAAATCAATAAAAAAGATAGCAATCCAAGACGAAGATACATTAAATTGTTTTATTTCTGAACTTCGCTCCTCTGAATATGTAGCGACAGATACTGAGACAAGTGGTCTTGAATACGTTGGAATGGTTATGGCTGGTTGTTCCTTTTACATGGGTGGAGATATTGCTTTTTACTTTCCTGTGAAACATAATACTGGAGAAAAACAACTCCCCTTAGATTTATGTATTAAAACTTTAAAGGAGGAGTTGAAAGATAAAAAACTAATTCTCCATAACTTTGTTTTTGATGCTATAGTTTATAGAAAGAATAACTTTGATATCACTAACCATAAATATTTTGATACTATGGTAGCGGCTCATTTGATAGATAATAGACAGTCTAAAAAATTGAAGGAACTGGCAAAAAGTTATTTTGGGTATGAACAAACCACTTTCGACATGATAGCTAAACTTGTAGACCACGATTCGACAGAAGTTCGTATTGATATTATGACTCCTTACGCTTGTGATGATGCTATTGTAACTTATATGCTTTTTGAGGTATTCAAACTACAACTTAAAGAGTGGGAGTTGGAACACTTATTTTATAATATAGAAATGCCATGGTTGCCTGCTTTAATGAGTGTTACAGAAAATGGAGTCAAGTTTGATATGGATAAATTAATGTCATATGTTAAACCTATTAATGAGGAAATGGAACATTATAGACGAGAGATATTCAAGTTTAACAAAAGTGAACAAATGACTTTATTAGGTGGAACGGATAATAGTTTTAATATAGACAGTAATACTGAGCTAGCTTTATTTCTTTACAAACGTTTAAAGCTTCCTATACTTTCAAGAACAAAAGATGGAGCGGCTCAAACAAATTATGATACTCTTATACAACTTAAAGACCAACACGTTGTAATCGAACATATCCTATGTTATAAGAAACTTGCAAAGTTAAGGAATTCCTATGTTAAAAGTTTTCCTAAAAGAATTAGTAAAGACGGATATTGGCATTTAAGTTACAACAACACAGTAACAAAAACAGGACGACTTTCCGGGGATAGTCAGCAGTTGCCTAACGTTGACAAGCTTAGTGGTTGGGATAAAGAGGTTACTTTAAGGTATAATATTAGAGACTGTTTAACTGTCGAAGATGATGAGACCATGATTGCTGTGGATTATAAAGCACAAGAATTAAGAGTTGCCGCATTCGTAGGAAATGATAAAGGTCTTAAAGAAGTTTTTGAGAAGAAACAAGACATGCACTTAAAGACAGCTAACTCCTCTTATGAATTAGGTTTAACAGAGGAACAGATTAAAGACGGTTCAGAAGAACATAAAAAAGCAAAGGAAGAATATTATGGTCAAAGAGACAAGGGAAAAACCACAAACTTTCAAACACTATATGGTTGCAGTCCTTGGGGGTTATCTGAAACTTTAAAAGTTTCTGAGGACGAGGCAAAAAAGTTAATTGAAGGTTTCCGAAAAGCTTATGCAGGAATTATTACTGAACAGAAAAAAACTTTCGAGTTTGCTTTAAAAAATGGATATGCTAGAACACTATTTGGACGTATTGAAAGGTTTGACAAACCTAAAAGCAAAAAAGAGGAGGGGGAGTTAGAAAGAGAATCAGGTAACTTAATTATTCAAGGTTTTTGTGCAGATGTAACTAGAGTTGTAGGAGCCAAAATTTGGCAACGGTTCAGAGATACAGATTTAAAAATTCAGATGTTTGTACACGATGAATTTGTACTCAAATGTAAAACAGTTAATTTAGATAAATACATTCCAATAATAAAAGAAATTATGGAAAATTCGGTTGTAAGTGACCCAAAACTTTTGGTTGATATAGGAACAGGAAAAAATTATGGTGAGGCAAAATAATGACAGGTAAAAAGTTTGATTCAGGAAATAAAGTTAGGTGGGATTGTGTTCCTTGGGAAATCATTGAAGGAGTAGCAAAGGCAATGACCTATGGTGCAGTTAAATATAATGAAAACCCTGATAACCCTAATTGGATAAAGGTTGAGAATGGGAAACACCGTTATTTTGCAGCTATGATGAGACACTTTACGGAAGACCTTAAAGGAGATGTTTTTGATAAAGACGCAAAGGAATCTTTTGATATGGATATAGAGCATTTAGATATGTTTTTATTTAATGCTGTTGCGTATGTTTATTTTAAGAGGAATGAAAGAACCAAAAAGTTTATAAAGTAAAATTTTAATACTTATACTAAAAATGAACGATTATAAATTATATGAAGAGTCTCGGAAAACAGTAGAGTTTTTAATTTGTGATAAGGAAGAAGAGATTAAAAAATTGGAGTCCGAAATATTTTATTTGAAGAAAACCAAAAGAATGCTTTCAGAAAATGAATATAAATGTATAACAGAAAACAAAAAGAGTGATTTAATTGGATAACACACCTAAACTAAGCAAGTCAGCAATAGGAACTTATGACAGTTGCCCTCATCAATATAAGTTAAGATATATTATGGGAATGCAACCTGCACCTTCCCCTATTATGCAGAGAGGTACTGAAATACATGACCTATGTGACACATTCTTTGACGGTGTAAACACAATGGAAGGAGCTGTTAATAAATTACTACAGAGTGAACTAGCATTGAAATACAAAGACCAAATGAAGAATTTTATATCTTTTATTAAGCACATTAGTAATGGAAAATTTCGCACTCCTTTAATGAAAGAAAAAAAGTTTTTCAACGAAGAGTGGAATTTTACTTTTATTTCGGATGCTATTTATGAAGATGACCAAGGAAACTTGTTATTACTCGATTATAAAACAGGAAAGACAAGAGGAGTAAGTCATCATAGATTTGAGTTGGCTGTCTATGTTTTCTTTACTGAGATATTATTAAATCGAAAAATTAAATTTTGGGGTATTCTATTTTTAGACGAACCTGATTTTAGTAAAGCTTTTGATTACGAGGAAGTTATTCCTAAGGAAATTGAAAAAGCCAAGTTAAAAATTAAAAATACAAGAATGAAAATAAGAATGGAACAATTCCCAAAGAAGCCAAAGTACGGTTGCGAATGGTGTGGGTTTTATGGTAATGGGTGTGAGGGTAAATAAATGGACTTAGAAAATTTTACAAAAAAGAATGACAAATTTGTGAGTGACGTGGAAACTGGTGGGTTCGACCCAAATATAAATGGATTGTGTAGTATAGCAATTAAAGCTTTTAATGAAGATAAAAGATTAAATATATTTA